GCCACTCACCCTGAAACAGGGTTTTGTGCGACCGAAGGTCGTTCAAGGCGGAGTGCCATGAAGAGGGTAACAGCAATTTTACAAGGTTGCTGCAAATGGTGTCGCTAGCGTTTGAGAGATCCAAGGTGCAGAGATGGCCTCTGATGGAGGCTTCACGGGCGATCCGCCTGTGAATATCCTGACCTTTAGTCAAGTCTAAGTTGACAGCTCTCAGCCGGGCCCGAAGGGCCGAGCCGAATCCAAGTTGAAAATAGAGATTGATGGACGGCTCCACGGCAATGCCGCGGAAACGTTTGCAATCTTTAGGAACCGTTGTGAAGCGGTTCCCTTGGACAAAGAGTGGATCTCGACCGGAAGTTTTGCAAGCTTTCGCCCACAAAGTATCAGCCCACGGAAGTAGGTAATACATTCCCCCGGTTGTAAGAGTGGGTTCCGATGACATCTTATCAGGTATCGTTGTGAAACGTCCCCGATCGCCATACGTCGCACCAGGCCCAAATCTGCCACGGACCTTGAAATAGTTAGTTCCCTCTCGGGTAGTAACAACTTCATGTGTGTCCGGACAGGGCCCTAAGATCGACTGACAAATTTTACGCGCTCTCTTGATATAAGAGAGAACGCCCAATTCTGTATCCGGCAAGCCGGGAGACAGATAAGGGAGCAGTCGGAGATTGGTGCGAAAACACTGCTGCTCGCAGGCGAGAAAAGTATCCTCAGCTACCTTCTTTTTATCGAAGGTCGTAGGGAGGTTTTCCAACTTGCGAACAATGCTAGTAGCCATGGCATCACGCCAGAATCTATCAGCATCGAGGTAGTGTTTTGGTTCCAAGTCGCAGAGAGCGATTTGGTCCCATTCCCCATATCGCCATAAGATCGAAACCTTAAGGCTCAATGGGGTGGCGAGATCCTCGAAGAGACGAAGGATCGACTTCTCCACGGAATGTGGCAAGAAGTTCTCTGTCATGGAAGCTTCCTTTCGGAACTCTCACATCACATGAGAGTTCAACGCGGTTGTCCTATCAGGCCGGTGCGAAACCGGTTTGGAAGGACGACTTGATCAGCGAACTCGCGAGGAGGTTGAGGCTTTGGGCCACAGCCTCGTTGAGATCGGTGTCCAGCATGTCAGCTGGGACCACACCCGAAAAGGTGAGGTTGAAGCGCGAACCGACGTTGATCTTGCCATCAGAGCCTGTGACAAGGCTCGGGTACGAGTAGCTGCCTTCGAGCCGACGAGCCGTGTTGTCACCGTTGGGACGGGACGACAGGCGAAGTTCGGGACGTTGGCCGGCTGCAGTACCGACAGTGTTGCTGCGCCAGACCGCGGGACTTTTGTCCCCGCCTGACGCGACGACAGCCGTGTACGTGATGTCCGTGGAGCCGTCGTTCTTTTTCACAGTGATGTTTGCCTGCGTGGGCATGGTTGACCTTTCAGGTTGGGCAAAGCCCGAAGTTTTAAGAGGGTTCCCTCAAAAGGGATTACTTCTTAAGTTGTTGAACCAGCAACGAGATAGCGGTTGCTGCTCTCGTCGGAGAGGGCGCCTTCCAGGGCGTAACCTTTAACGTGACACCAGGTAGAGACCTGCGTCGCGTCATATAGACTCTGTCAATTGTGGCGGTGATATCCGCCCAGTCGGGGCTTAAGCTGCCCCCAATGACAGTTCTATTAGCGACCTGAAAAAGAGAGGTTTGAGGGTTTAGGATTTCCAAACCAGCAAACATGCTAAATTGGCCAAGGAATTGGCCAACGTTAGCAAACCAATCAACAACAAAGCTGAAGGGTATGGTCTCCCAAATAAAGGTAGCCGGGTTGGTGAAACCCAGTTGGTTGGCAAGGAAGAGATTGGGGTTAGACACCTCGACTCTACAAGACAACCTGCAGCGGGTCTCATACACAGTGTTGTATATGAGGATCCCTGCATCAAGACGTTCATTAGGCGTCTTGAACACTGAACGACCCGAAACCTCTTTTGAAGGTAACGGCGACTGAAGAGTATTTACTCCAGCCGCAATGTCTTTCATTAGGGGTTCAATCCCAAAGTGGTACTTCAACCAGTTGTCACCGAAATGCTTAGCAGTCGGCTTCAACCCGCGAGGTACCTGGGATTTAAGCACCTTGGCTGCGCCAGGAAAATCGAACCTCCGGAGTTTCCTGGAAAACTGCCACAGGGTAGTGGCCGGGCCGGAGATAAGGTCGAAGGATTGTTTCCATTCCTTCAAGTTGACGGACCACATGGATTCGTCACCAATGTCAGACTTGAGCTTTTCGAGAGCTTTATTTTGAACAATGTCAAAATAATCCTCTTTGAGAGGACCAGCCATGCCGATATCGACGTAACCAACGCCGTTACCGCCACGGAATGTCGTGACTTGGACCTTATTCAGATCGGTCTCGAGAGGTAAGTCGTAAGGCTTAACCTGCCGAAACCATCTCCTCGTTTGGACGTACCAGTAGGGTGTTATATTCCCTGCAGGAGGTCCTTTGAGAAGTTCGAGAGATCCGAACGGGCCAGAGATAGGTAAGACCATATTAACTCCTGGAAGAGTCGATGCAGTCCACGCTTGACAGGCGTCACCTCTCTGTGTTGGACCCGGCTTACCATTAGGTGGATCACTTAATGGCGGGCCCAACGAACCTAGGCGAGTGGCAGTATTAAGCTGCACTACCCTTTCTTCCCAGTGATCTAGGAAGGGGAATACACCGACTAGGCGCACTAGTTCAAAGATGAGGTTCTAAGGCCTCATCAAACCAGTAGAACTCCAACCAACCAAAATCAGGATCGAAGACCCAATTAAGGCGAAAGCTGAAGGGGACTGCATCCCAGTGGAAGGGACAAAGTTTGAGCTGGTTCATAGGTAATCCTATTAGAACTAGTGAGAAAGGAACTCCGTAAGGAG